CTGCTACATACATGGTCCATAATTCTTTATTGATTGGATCAGGCACAATAGTAACACCATACGCAGACGCGTAATAAATAATTAGTGTGGGGCTTCGGCCCCACATTTTAATTTTAAGGAGAAAAATATGAGTTCAGATCAGAAGTTTACAAATATAGCAAGCACAGGTCAGGTAAAAACTATTTCTGGAGGTTCTGTTAATTTAGGACCTTGTAGAATAACATACATTCAGGGAAATGGTGTAGCCTCTTCTGTATTGGTATTAAGAGATATTTCATCTGGTAGTTCAGGAGATAAAGTTTTTGAAGCTGACTTTGGCACAGAAGGTTTAGATATCTATGTTCCAGGAAACGGTATTAGATTTGAAAATGGAGTTCATGCTACTATGACTAACGTTACATCTGTTACTATCGGTTATACTGGCTAGGAGGTTAAATGGCTAATACTACCTCTGGTACAACTACGTTTGATAAAACTTTTTCTATTGACGAAATAATAGAGGAAGCTTTTGAAAGATTAGGTATTCAAAATGTATCAGGCTATCAATTAAAAACATCTAGAAGGTCATTAAATATATTACTTCAAGAGTGGGGTAATAGAGGAATTCATTATTGGGAAATAGATGAACTTAATATGGATTTAATTGAAGGACAATCAGACTATGATTTTTTTAGATCTAGTGCTGATGGTACAAGTGCCGTTTCTACACCAGCAAGTGTATTTGGAATATCAGATGTTCTAGAAGCACAGTTAAGATCTAATAGAACTCAAACCACACAATCAGATTCACCAATGACAAAAGTAGATAGATCTACTTATGCAGGTTTTTCTAATAAATTATCTAAGGGTACACCTAATCAATATTGGGTAGAAAGATTTATAGATAAAGTTAGAGTTCATATATACCCAACACCTGATTCTAGTAATGCATCTAAAGATATGCATTTTTATTACATAAAAAGAATTCAAGATGTGGGAGCTTATACGAATGCAACTGACGTTCCATTTAGATTTGTACCTTGTATGGTTTCAGGTTTAGCTTACTATCTATCAATGAAATATGCACCACAATTAATGCAAGGTATGAAGTTAATTTATGAAGATGAGTTTCAAAGAGCATTAGCAGAAGATGGTTCTGCTTCAAGCACATACATTACACCTAAAGCTTACTACCCAGGATCATAATGGCAAAATACGCAACAGGTAAATATGCAAAAGCAATATCTGATAGATCAGGTATGGAGTTTCCATATAAAGAAATGGTTAGAGAATGGAACGGTGCCTTTGTTCATGTTTCAGAGTTCGAACCAAAGCAACCACAATTAGAACCAAAGCCAATGAACGGTGATGCAATATCACTAAGACATGTAAGACCTGGTAGAATAGAACCCGCAGTTGCTGCAATGTTGGGTAACAATCCTTTTTCAATAACTGCATCATCACAAACAATTACAGTTACAGAACCAAACCATGGTAGATCCACAGGTAATACAGTAAGATTTAGAAACGTAGAAGGTAGTCCAGGCGGTGTAGCATTTACAACTTACGAAAACTCTAGTGGTTTTAGTATAACAGTGACCACAACAGATAAGTATACATTTACATTAGGTGCAACACCTAGTATAACAGAAGAATCAGGAGGACCAACTGTGTCTGCAGGACCAGTTACATTAACAGCATGA